GACTCACAAAGGGCGAGTCATTATGTCAGAGGAGGAGCAATCAAATAATGGCAAACTATCAATATAACCCAAACGCTAATCTGTATGAAGGGTACTCAATGAACCCAGACCAATTTGCAGAAGCACAGTATCTTTACCCAGAGCAATATCCTAAGTCTTATGGAATGATGAGTCCTGCTCCAGCACAGGAATCCTTTGCAAATTATGGTGCACAAATGGGTCAGCATTACGAAGACGGTTTGGCGGCGGCTCAAGAATCTGTTCCAAGCGAAGGCCAGATGCCAGATTTTGGTTCGCAAGCATACCAGCAAATGATGGGTCATGCTTCTCCTGCCAACGCTTCGCAAACACTTCCAAAGTTTAATCCTGCTAGCGGAGCCGATTGGGCGAGAGGTCTTGGTCTGTTTGCCAAGGGTGCTATTTTGGGTGCACCTAAACAGGCTGGCCCTGCTCCTGCCAATCCTCAGAGTAATAGCGGCAAGGATGTATCTAAAGAATCAACTTACAACCAAGGCGACTACTGGGGCTGGTTATTTAATTCCTAATTATGAATTCCGATACACTCAATAAGTTCAAGAACCTTAAAAAGGGCAAAAAGAAGAATGAGCCAACCCCAAAGAAAGGTAAAAAAGGTTGCTCCTGCGGTAAGCCAAAGTGCAACTGCGGCAAGGAATGACCCAGAAGAACCCGAAGAAGATGACGATGTACTCCCTTGGAACGAAGTAATATGGCTACAAAAAACGGACGAAAAGTAACTCTTAACAAACCTTTTAGAACTCCTAGCGGCCCCAAGAAGAGTGCCGTTTATGTCAAAAGCGGGAGTAAGGTCAAGATTGTGCGGTTTGGTGACCCTAATATGACAATCAAGAAAGACCAACCCGCCAGACGGAAGTCTTTTCATGCACGACATAAGTGTGCAACCGCCAAGGACAAAACTTCTGCCAGATACTGGTCTTGTAAAGCGTGGTAAAAATTAAAAATGATGCATTTCTAAAGAAATGCAGAGATAACGCCACTGTAACTCAATTGGCAGAGTACCTGTTTTGTAAACAGATTGTTGTCGGTTCAAGTCCGTCCAGTGGCTCCATTGATTAACATGGAAGAGGAATGGAAGCCAATTCAGATTAAACAGTTTGAAGGGCTGTATGAGGTGGGTAGTGTCGGTGAGGTTAGGTCTGTATCAAAGACGACCTCAGATGGTCGCAGAATCAAAGCCAAGGTGCTTAAAAAGGGCAAGAACGGGGGAGGGTACTTCAATGTTACGCTATGCAACGATGGATTTAGACACACGATTGTTGTGCATAAGTTGGTAGCCATTCACTTTGGGAAGATTTTTCACAACGAACACGCTATTGACAACCTGCAAATCAACCACATAGATGGTAACAAATTAAATAACAGGGCTGAAAATCTGGAAGCATGCACCCCTAGCGAGAACTTGCTACATGCTGTAAGGATGGGCTTAAGAACTTATAAATAATGGCTGACGATACAAATACTCCTAAGGAAACGATTAAGCAAAAGGTTGCTCGTTTAGAACTTGAGGCTAAACTTGCTAAACTTGAAAAAGAAGCCGCCAACAGAGCAAAGGCTCCTGTTGCTACCAGAGCAAAAGAGGCTGTTACTTCTGGCGTAGAAAAGACAACTGGTGCATTAAAAAAGGCTACTTCTTTTGTTAAACAAAAAACGGGCGTTGGGGCAGTTTCTGTTAAAAACCCTATTACGGGAAGAATGGAGGCTCCTCCTAATCTTTTTGAAAAAGGAATTATGGGACTTGCGGACATTACAGCCGCCTTGGCTAATAAAGCAAAAACGGCTCTTGTTGGTCAGTCCGTAGAAGAAAGCATTCGTTCTAGAATGACTCCAGAACAGCAAACTAAAGATGTAGTTGATAGAGTAAAAAGAGCGACTGAATTAAAAAGGGCCGTTGCTGAACAAGCAAAAACGCAGAGACTTAATACTCCTAGTCCAAACTTAGATGTTGGCCCAGACAAAAAAGTTGTTGTTGGGCCAAGAGGGCAACAGGCTGTTGTTCCAAAAAGCACACCTAACATTGCAGTAACAGAACCCCTTGAATCAAGAATCAGTTCTTACACAGATAGACTGCACAATTTTATCAAAAACGAGTCTCCAGTTTTTACGACTGGAATGAGAAAGACATACCCATCGGCAATTCTAGATGCTTCTAGAAACAAGATTGCTAGTATGGGTGGTTCTCAGATTGCTGAAGACTTTCTTCTTGCTGGTCTTAATAGGTCTGGAATGTTTACGGCAGACGAAGTTCCTGCTGTTGCCGCTAGATTAAAGAATAGAATCGAAACAAGAAAACTTTTAACTGATAGTGGTCTTTTTGATTCGGTAGATAGACCTCCTACCAGACTTAGTGGTGGTGCTCCTACGCCTATTGTTATAAAGGATGACACGGTTGCTCCTGCTGGTGCTAACGCACAACCTGCTAAAGATGCTGTAAAAAGCGGAACTACAAAAACAGTTGGCGGTGAAGTTCCCGTTGAACAGCGTGTTGGAAGAACTGGTTATAAGCCTGCATTTCAGACTGCTTCTGGCGACAAACCAAACACCGATGTTGCGGCTATCCTTGAACAAAGAAGAATTGCCAGAGAAGCACAATCTGTTGCTGAAGCCGATGCATTTAATGCAAATCTAGCCGCTAATCGTGCCGCTGAAGAAGCAAGACTTAAAGCACTTCAAGGAACTATCGAGAGTGCGGCTGAAACAACCTATGCTCCTAAAGAGCCTACGCTTGTTGAGCGAAACATCCAAGAAGCAAAGCCTCTGACGGCTGAACAGGAAACTGCATATCAAAAAGTCATTAGACAACTTGAAGAGCAAGCCGCTAAACAGGCTGGTGCAACAGGCAAACCTGCTCCTCAATTAACTCCTGCCGAACAATCTAGATATGATAGAGGAATGGTTCGTGGTAGTGGAAGACCAGTGCTTCCTGCAACTCAAACAATTGGCAAACCTACAAATCTTGCTTCTCCTGCCATGAGTGAACTGTCTGCACAAGAACAGGCTCTTCGCAGTCGAGGTGGTATTCTTGGTGGTACACAATGGCTAAAGGGTGTTGGAAGACTTGGTGGACAGGCTCTTGGTATTACACCAGACATTTTGACTGGTTACGCTTTTGGTCAAAAAGGCTCTGGTATGACAAGCGATGCTCGTATTTTGTATCCAAGCGAAATGCAAACCGTAGATTCACAAACATATCCTAATGAAACGCTAGATACCATGGCAATGATGCATCCCGAAAATGCAGATAAGTATCCGCAGATTACTCATAGCCAACGATACAATTTTAATCCCAGATGGTACAAGGGCGGGGAAGTGGAAGCCAAAGCATTAGATGTTCAGAATTTTGTTAGACAAACTGGTTTTGAAGCAAAGCCAATGATGGGTAGTCAGCCAATTTCTCCAGAACTGCTAAATGCATTTAGATACGCACAGTGAGCGATTCTCTTGAGTCTTACAAACCTACTCCGCATCCAGTTGTAAAACTGCCAGATGTTAAGGCTCTTGTAGAGAAATTAGGGAAAGAAAAAGCGATTGAGGTTCTTCAATTGCGTGAAGACAAGATTCTAGCAGAGAAACTAGACCCTTACCGCCATGGGTTTGAGCCTTGGCACTGGAAGGAATCAGACGAAATCCTTAAGGAAAAGCAGGAAATCTTGGTGCTTGGCGGCAACCGTGCTGGCAAAACTGAATGGGCGGCTAAGCGTCTTATTCAGACAATGGTCAATAAAGACAAGGCTATGGTGTGGTGTTTGCACACTACGCACCAGTCGAGCATTCAAATGCAACAGAATGTTGTCTACAAGTACCTACCGCCCGAACTCAAAATTGCAAAAAAGACTAAGGTAACCAATGTTTCGTACTCCCAAAAGAATGGGTTTAGCGATAATACATTCATTCTCCCCAATGGCTCGCAGTGCGTGTTCATGAACTACGCCCAGAAGAAGGATGTTATCGAAGGTGGTGAGTGCGACCTTATCTGGTGCGATGAACTTGTGCCGCTAGACTGGATTGACACCCTACGATACCGTGTCGTTACCCGCAGAGGTAAGTTGGTTATTACATTTACCCCTATTCAAGGTTACTCGCAGGTCGTTAAGGACTATGTGGCTGGTTGTAAGTTCAAAAAGACCCTCAGAGCCGAACTCTTAGAAGAAACATCCGTACATGTTAACGGTGTAAAGCGTGGGCACATGCCATTTACGGCAGATTGCCACCGAGCAAACGCTGGAATTGCATGGTTTCATTCGGTTTTAAATGTTTACTCGCCTTTTGACGAGATGAAGAAGACCTTAATGGGTCGAAATAACCACGAAATTAAGATTCGTGCCTACGGATACGCTGAAAACACCGTTGGGTCTCAATTTCCTCGTTTTGGCGACAATTCCATTGTTTCCCATGACAAAATCCCAGAAGAAGGTACGAATTACATGGTTGTTGACCCTGCTGGAGCAAGAAACTGGTTCATGCTGTGGCTTCGTGTTACAAAGGAAGGTAAAATGTTCGTCTACAGAGAGTTTCCAGATATGTCTCTTGGTGAATGGGCTTTGGCTTCCGACAAACCCGATGGGAAAGAAGGCGTTGCCCAGAGAAACGGTGCTGGAATGGGTTTGGATGAAATCAAGGCTACAATTCGCAAACTTGAGGGGGAGGAAGAAATCGCAGAAAGATATATTGACCCTCGTGCTGGTGCGACTCAAGCCATCGGCAAAGACGGTGGAACCTCTTTGATGGAACTGCTGGACGATGGAGACGACCCTATTTACTTTGCTCCTGCGGCAGGGGTAGCCATTGAGCAAGGGGTAGCCATTATCAACGATTGGTTCTCCTACGACATGTCCCAGCCCTTAAGCCCTATTAATGAACCAAAGTTGTTCATTTCAGATAACTGCAAAAACTTAATCTACTGCCTTAAAGAATGGACTGGTGCTGACGGTGAAAAGGGTGCTACAAAAGACCCTATTGACTGTTTGCGGTATCTATCTGTTATGTCCCCAGTGCACATTGGCAACGACTACACCCCCATAGGCAAACCTTTTATTTATTAACATGAGTCTTTATAACCCTTCCATGGAGTCTAACGGTGACCCGCTAGTAAACGCTAGCGAAAAGCCGAATATCTCCGCTCTTTACGATGAACTTCAGCGATGCTTCTACCATGGAGCAAATGCGGCTGAACTGAATGCCAACGATGACCTTCGTTATTGCCGATGGGAAGGTCAGACTGTTGATGGCAGAAAGCATTCTACTGGTAAGCCAGAAGATGAACCCGCCATGCCTTTTGAAGGTGCGTCCGATGTAAGAATTAGACTTATTGACAGAGTTATTAACGAGCAGGTCGCTATGTTGATGAACTCGCTAAAGTTGTCCAAACTTGGCGTTAGCGGTAGAACATCTGACGATGCGGCTTATGCGGCTGGCATGAATTCTCTTATTGGTCATTTCACTAACAGACTTAGAAGCGAACTTAGAAGAGATACGGAATTGTTCTGCCAGTACGGCAATCAATATGGATGGTCTGCTGTTTATGTTGGATGGGAGCAACAGGTAGGGCTTAGAGAGCAACGCTTCAATATGGCTGAACTTATTGAAATGGCTGGAAGCGGTGAACAGGTCAGCGAACTTGTTTCTGCTCTTCCAGAATACATTATCAATCCACAGACCGAAGAGATGGCTGTCAGCATTCTTGCACAGCGTCTTAACACCATCAAGATTTCAGACATTAGAAAGATGGTTAAGGAACTCAGAGAAACTGGAAGTGCTACAGTCTTTGAAGAAACCATTACTAAGAACCTTCCTTGCGTCACTGCACTTAAGCCGTTTGACGAAATCAGTTTCCCTCCAGAAACCATCGAGTTCCAAAAGGCTCGTGTTATCTTTAGAAGAATGTTCATGACAGAAGTAGAACTTCGGTCAATGGAGCGTAATGAAGACTGGGATTCTGATGCTATTAGTGAAGCCGTAAACACTGCTGGTAAGATGTCTTGGTACAACGACCCTAACATCGTTCCCAGAGCAAACATGCTAGACACTTACGAGTTTAGAGGGAATCACCTAATTGAAGTTTGTTACGCCTACACCCGTCAGATGAACGAAGATGGCGTTCCTCACATTTACTACACGGCTTTCTGCCCTAACGCTTCTAGGTCTTCTTACTTTAAGCACGAGAAACTTGGCTACGCTCACGGACAGTATCCTTTTGTTATTTATCGCAGAGAGAACCTTCGAAAGAACATTGCCGAATCTAGAGGCATCCCAGAAATCTTGATGACCGAACAGGCAGAACTTAAGGGACAGCACGACTCGATGAGAGACCGTACTGCCTTTGAGACTGTGCCTCCGATTATGGTCAAGAGACGCATTCAAGG